AATCTTTTAGTTCTGCTTTCGTAGTCGGTTGTGCCATTTAATCCCAGACATAACATTCCTCTACTGTATTTAGCAGACCACCAAGTCCTATTGAATTACTGATGCTGTACTATTTGTTGGAGCGATAGTTTCTGGAGCAACTCCTCTAGATGCTGTGTCCTCTCCTACTTCTCCATGTCCCTCTTTATCTGCCATAGATAGTGCTTCTATTGCACCTTGGAGACGGAAATATTCTTCCTTCTTAGTGTTTATTTCTGTATCTAGTTCACGAATCTTTGCTACAACTCCTTCAAGTTGTTTCTTGAACTGATCTATCATTTCGGTGTTACAAGCCATTGTTTTGAATAATTAACGTTATTATTTATAAGGGTTACCAGGTGAAGGTATTGAATGTCAACCTTGCCTCATCTGAGTTCCAGGTGCTTTTATCCCAATGTGCTGAATGGAATAATGACGATTCATAGAATATATATTGATTATACTTATGATAATGGGTGTGGTATACCTCCCAATCATCTAGTTCTGAATCAAGAATCTCTTTGTGTCTGTAGTTTGCTAGTGCTGTATACTCTTCTCCAGTTTTCTTATACCTGTAGAAGTGAGTGCCAGAACTTTCTTCACCATGATTATAATCAATATTAAGTGGACATATACCAGCATAATGAAAATAATCAACATGAGGTTTTAGAGTTCCTATATCTTTATACATTTGTAATGATACTACTGGAGCAAAGGAACTATGAGATGTTCTAAAATCTCCCATAAAAGATTCCTTTAACATGCCTGTTAACTTTAGAACCTGTATTTCATTAAACCCAAAGTAGTTAATATATCCTGGATTCATTGGTACTTCTGGATCTTTGAAGTACTTACAGTTTAGAGCATATTCTCTAACCTTATCTGGGTATAAAAAGAAATCATTAATAACAACAATCCTACTATTAGTATTGCCTATATTAATTACTTTAGGGTAAATACCAGTTCTTATTCTAAAATCATTAGGGTTTATTACTGCCACCATAACCATCCTGTGATAATGTATTTGTGTTGAGTTTCAGATATCTCACCTTTATGTACGTGAGTATATGCTGCAGGGAAGATAACTGTCTTACCCTTAATGGGTTTAACTGTATAGTCCTGATGATAGAACATAGTTCCACCACCATCTGTGACATCATTTAGATATGTCATATAAACCATAGCACGTTCACATCCAGTTAATTGTGCTCCATCTATATGCCAATCATAATAACCTTCTCCTGGTTTATAGTGTTGTATTTGTGGAAACATTCTAGATGTAAAAGTTCCACCAAATTCATTGAATTTAAACTTATCTAGGTATAAATCAATGAAATCATTTAGTTGTTCTCTATAGTCAAACCATCTATACAACTCATTTATCTGTGCTGGTGATGCAAGTTTGTCTGCATCCTGTAGCCAGAAATCCATGCTCTTTTTAACTTCTTCTTGAACTCTACCAATGCCAGATTTACCTCTATAAGCAAGACCTTTAGCAGATGCATCTTCATACATCTTTATTAATGAATCACATATAGTGACATCTTCTAATTGATATTCTTCTATGAATGAAGGAGTCATGACTTAGATAGCACAAGTATATAAAGACCGTTCCACCAATCTTTATCATCTTCTACTACAGATGTTAATATTTTCCTACGAAATAGTGGTCTTAGATTATTTGTTTCTACAAATTCATCAGCAGAGGATACTACTCCTTGAAAATTAGCATCATCTAAAACAAGTATAAAATCTTCTGCAAGAAGATCAAGAACTGAATTTAAGTTTGCTAATTGATTAACGTGATCATGATCTGCATCATAGAAAATAACGTTAGGTTTATGTGGAATATCAGAAGCAATTAGTTCTGGTATGTTCTTATGTATTAACGACCAATTAGGATGATAGAAATTAGATAAGAACTCCTTTTTAGGATCTTTTGATTTTGGTAATAGAACTTCCTCTCGGAAAGGTTCTAGTTCTTTTGTTTCAAAATTATCAACAGCATATGCTGCTATTATACCATTTTTATGTGTGGCTGCATAGAAGGTACTACCAGTATAACAACCCAATTCTAAGTATACTGTTGGAGATTCTGCACATAAGTTATTCAAGAAATGACGAACTCTATTAGATGTAAAACCTGGTATAGTATAACGATGTTCAAACCCACTCTTAAACATTGCAGCATCATCTATGGATCTTAGTACACGTTCAACGTAAGGATGTAAAGATAATCCTTTCTTAGATACGTAATTGTTAGCTATAGTATCACAATAATGACAATCCCAACAATCAAACTTACATGTCTTTATCTTCTCTCTCCAAACATCAATAGGTCTCTCTGCTATTGAAGTATCCTCCATATACTCTTCAAACTGTGGAAATAGAAGTTCTTCATCATCATTCCATCGTTTGATTATATCCATGGATTCTTTTAATCTCATAGCATTTTCTCTGCCATGTAATTTAAAGACATCAACACCTAGATCAAGAATCTCTTCCCAATCTTTTTTCCATGGTGGTAAATTAGCTGCCTTTAGTGATGCTGCTGGATCCTTTACATCCCAAAGAGAACATGAAACTCTACTTATAGGATCATCAAAATACTGTGGATCATTAGGCATCCTAGAATTATTATAATGATAATGCTCTGGCATGATAGGACATCCACCCCAACATCCCTCATTGACTAATAAGGAAATCTTAAGATCATTATCACAATATTCTTTTGCTTGTTTGATTCTTAATAGTTGATCTCTATCTCTCATAAGATCTCTATCAAGATTAATATAATTAAATCCCGCTTGGGATAATTGAACTATATCGTTTGCTTTTGTTACTTCTCTTAGAATAGTATTCTTAATGTAAAGATCTGGAAACTCTCTTTGTATCTGTCCAGTTAATACCCAAGAGGTATGAGGTAAAGTTACTATTCTACAACCTTCATTATATAAAGGTCTGAAATGTTCTATCCAAATATCTAAATTTCTTTGATTTGGTACTACATAAATGTTATTAAATGTAGCAGACAATGGTATATCTACTTCCCTACTAATATGCAAAGCATTCATAGTAGTCATTCTAATATCTGTCTCAAATACATCACCCATAGCATCCTGTAGAAAAGGAGGCATACGACAGGTAAAATATAAATCAGATATTAGATGTTTATGTTCTTGTAAAAAAGGTATGAAGTCAGAATAAACATATTCCTCTTCAAGTTTAGGGTTAATTGGAAGAGAGAAAATCTTCATAATCTTTCACTACTGCATTAATAAAAAGTTGTTCGTTACCACCTTCGATAATATCTTTGTTTGCTTCTGCAAGTTCTAATAACTTAGCTTCGTTTACTGCTGTTGGATTATCAGCATCCAAATGATATTGAATGATAGGAAGCATAAACTTCCATCTTACCTCTTTTAAAGTTGACCAATCAGTAGTCATGATTGTCCTCCGTCTTCTATTAGTTTAGTAGTTAGTTTATCACCAACCATAAACTTTTGTAGTTCAGGTTGTAACTGTTTATTTATCTTATCAACACCACCCATAATCATAGATGAGTATCTAGTGGCGATCTGTAATGCCTCAACCTGATCTTGTTCTGGCATTAAAGTTAATGAATCCATATTACCTGTAGTTATTCTACCATAAGAAACAATGTCCATGGCAGCTTGCTTGCCCATACGAGCAATCCAGTAATTTCTTTCTTCTTCCTCATTATATTCAGTAACAGCTTTAATATCATCTTCTGTTTTAATTACTTTCTTAGCAATTTGTAAGAAGGTATCAATTTCTGATTGTGCCTGTTGATATTTTCTTTTCCAAATAGTAATATCATAATCAAGTTTACTTAGATCAATTTCAATTAATTCTTTTTTAATTTCATCATCTGTCTCTTCAAAATCTCTCTGCATCAACTTACGTTGAACAATAGATTTCTTCAAGCTATGCTTAACTTCAACATAGGCATGATACCTTGTCTCTAGTTCTAACATTGCTTGTCTTGTTTTTCTCCATGGTGTCAATTGACTATCAGCAACAAAATGTTGACACTGATATGGAGTCATAGTGGAATTCATATGGAGTGCTCCTTCAAGCACCTTCCAATCTAATTCAGATACACCAAACTCATCAATATATTCTTTGCTAAGTTTAATGTCTTTTACTTCTGCATTAACGATGTCAATATCATCATTACTATTTAAATACTCAGAAGCTGTACTCATTCGCTTTTACCTCATACTCAGGTTTACGTGCCCAATCTGTGTTGGATACAGTCCTACCCATCTCTATCGCCTGTGTTGTAGGCATCAAGACACCAAGATAGTCCTCATATAACGTATTTATATCCTTTATAGAAGTAGTGTTTTCAAACTGTTTCAGCAGTTTTTGCATAGAAACCAATAATGTAGATACCTTATCTTCATATGTTTCTGCCTTAGATAAGATCTTATTTGCTAATACTGTTTTATCTGTACTATGTTGTGTTGAAAGATAATCTAGAAACGGTGTCTTACCATCTATTGGGTTTGCTAAATGTTCTCTTGCTTCATGCTTTTGTATTTCCCATGTTGCAGATTCTAATAAACCAGTGTCTCTAAGTGCTAAGTATCTCTTTTCAAATTCATCTTCAATCAATTCTTTAGCAAAGATTTTCATAAATTCCAAAGTGTCTGCTTTAATTTCATCAGTCATTGTGACTGGGACTTTACCATATTTGACACCATCTGGATAGTCCATATTCCTCATCTGTTCTTCAGTCAGACCCTCAGGAACTCCATCACCTACTTCCCAAACCTTAGATGTCTCTCTTACTTCCGAGAAGAAAGTTGATCCATTTGTTGCTACATCCTTTGTAATTTCTTTGTACTTACCTTCCCAAGATTTATGATATATCCCATATAGATCATCGGATATTTCTATACAAGCAAGATTTTGTAGATCATACATTTCATTAAATGTAAACCTAGCATCCCACATCCCACTATCAAATTGGGATGAATCTAAACATGATTGTTTAATAATTAAATACTTCATCTTAAGTTGGTTGGTTTACTGTAACTGCTGCTGCAAAGGATGAACATGCTGCAGATGATTGTCCATAATGTCCTTTAGGTCTAGTTGCTGCACCCATAACAGTAATAGAATCATTTGAATAATTCCATTTCTCAGTTTGGTTATTCTGCTGACCATTATAGTCACCTAGTTTATAACCCCAATCTTGACCCATTTCCATATTTTCTTCACCAGCTGATCTAGATCTATTAAAGTTTCCTATATCAACACCATCACTATCTCTTACCTTACGGATAGGAGTAGTCACGTTATTACTTGTGCATATGTAGAAGAAACCATGCTTAGTAGGAAGTGCTTTACACCATCCTCTATTACCACCCATTACATTAGTATTAGACCAACTATCATTACTATAAGTTATATACTGCTGACCACCATTACTCCAAGAGAAATAACCTCTTGTTTCACCACCAACACCAGCAACCCAGTCATTTGAATAACCAGATCCACTAGTTGTGTACATGATCTCAGTTGGGAAATGTAGTTTGTTGGTATCAGAACTACCACCTCCTGTTATATATCCTGCCTGTCCTATTTGATTAGTAGCACATCCAGCGTCGTTTCTACCAGTGTGCATTGACCAACCACCAGTAACACCATATCCCATAGTATTTTTGGGTTCATTATCATCCCAACCATAGTTGTGCTGAGAGAATCTACCATCACCTTGGTTTCTAACAATACCAGTATGACCATTATAACTTGAGGTATGACTGGAGTTACCTTGGAATGAGTTCACAGTACCATGAACATATGCCTGATAGTCACCCCATGTACCATCACAATAAGCACCTGCTCTATCTAACTGCTCACCACAATACATGGTAGTGTCAGTATGATGCCAAGTTTTGTTTACTGATCTCCATGGTTGAGATCCTTTATATCCACCTGCAATATATCCGTGAGTAATTAAACTTCTATATCTCCATCCACTAAATGATGTACTAGATGCTTGTTGTCCTGGATATGCCCAGAAAGCACCATTAGAACCATCAGATACTAGATATGCACCTCTAGTAGAATCTGTCTGTGATGGCAACATGGTAAACTCATTACCATTAATCCTATATTTTCCTGAGATGTTTATATCACCACCAACGTTGATCTTATATGAAGTAGTAGTGCCAGCATTAATAGCTAACATACCATATCTCATTTGAATCTGATCTCTATAACTAGTACCATCATTTTCTCTCGTAGAGAAAGATAAGTAACCAGGATTAGTTAAGAATCTAATATATGAAGAACCAACAGATGTATTTAATCTTGGGAAATAATTATTATCGGAAGAACTTGATGAAGATGGATATGAATAGGTATTATAGTTACTAACGTTAGCACCAATACCACAACCATCCCATGTAACACCACCTTCAGAAACCCACATCTGAAAGTTAATTTCACCAGTTCCACCACCATTACTACCAGATGGAAACGTCATCCTAAACTGTGTAGTAGTATGTCCACCAGTAAGATGAAGAACAGTTCTTGGGTTAGTAGTACGAATACCAACTGCACCACCTTGAGTTGATGTTAAAATATCTGTATTACTATTATTCCTAACAAACCAATAGTTCTCATTACCTCCTTTATTAGGACCATCATAACCCAAGTACATTCTACCTGTACCTGTGTTAGATGAATCTTCATAAAAATGTATAGCAGCTGGTGTGGTCTGAAGTTTTTTGTTTGTTAATGCTATTGCTCCAGTAACACATAAATCTTTATCAGTTGTATTTGCGTTCTGACCAATTTGAACTTGACCGTTATATCTTGCTAAATCTACTCGTCCACCTGCATCAACATTAATACTAGGAACACCAGAAACATCGTTGACTGAAAATATCGTTCCTGTTGTTGTATTGTTTACACTAAATAACTGACCAGATGAACCTTTAAATTCTACAGTATTATCATCTAGCACCCTTAATCTTATAGGGTTATTACCAGAACCTACAAAGCTAATTTCTGGATACGTTCCAGTGCTAGCACCTCTCTGGGGAGTTATTAAAATGTCCTTATCGGAATTTGCCATTTTTAGCTTTTCTTATATTTATAATTAATAACCATAATTACCCTCACCTTCTGCGAAACCGTAACGTCTTTTAAATACTTCCCAGTTGTGTTTAATTTCATCTACAGATAGAACTCTTTCATAAATTCTAGCAATAGTAATGAAAGGACCATTAGTGGAATTACCTTCCATAGTACCAGCATATCCAGTACCTACTCGTACTGCACCTGCTTGCCTGTAACTATTACTTCCACCATTGGCTCTTGTTCCATAATATCCTACATTCTTACCATTAAATCTATTTTGTCCACTAGCTGGATTAGGACCAGGTAATGTTGATGTCCATTGTGTCCATGCATTATCTTGCCAAGTTGTTTGTGTATTTGCATAATCATAGTTACCACCTGTAGCACCACCTCTGTAATGACTTAGGTTTTCACCTGTTTCCCAAGTACAAGCAAACTCATTAGTATAACTTGCACCACCTTGATATGGATTCTTTTCAAAGATAGTGTCTCTTTCAGTAACAGCATTACCAGATCTCCAACAAATTAATTCAATTGTTGCATTGTTACCTGTCCAGAATTTCTTACCATCATCATCAGATGATGCCCAGTATCCACTATTATTAAACTGAAAACAAGGAACACCATCTTTTGTAGTAAAGGGAGTTTGAGTTCCAGATGAATTCATTACAATTTGATTAGCAAGATCAAACCATTGCGATCCACTACCTGGATAAGATTTAGGGTTACCTGCATCTATGTAAAAACAAAGACCGTCAGATATACAATTTTGTCCTGTGTGTAATGCCATTAGCTCTTTTTATACTCCACCTCTAGTTTATCTATATCTTTTCTTTCTGCCTGTACGAAGTAGAAAGCGTCACCACCACCTGTGATAATTTTATTACCTTTTAGATCCTTAACCCAAACAGTTCTTGACATTCCACCAACTGCAGTTAATTGAACTGTAATTGTATTCATGTCAACTAGTTCAGTCCAGTATTCTGGAAGGGTAATAACATTATTTCTTACACGTCCTCTGACGTATACTGCATGTTCTGGACCTTCAAGTGAACCATGACGTAGTTCATGATCTGGTTTAGTTGGGTGATCAATAACGAATGATTTACTTACTGCACCTAATGATCCATTTACATAGAACTGATAACTACTGTTTGTACTACTTTGGTTAATAGCAACACGTCTAGAATCATCTAGAACCATTGTACTGACGTTACCACCTGCCTTGAAGTGCCACTTACGTCCAGTTTCAACTCTATCAACAATATCACCTGCAGCAGTACCAGTACCAAAATGATTTGAAGCAGTACATATTGCTAATCTATAACCAACTGTAGTTGATCCATAGTAATGTCTAATACTAGAGTATCCACTACCACTACCATATATTTGAATACCATCTGTATCATTTGCTGGTAAATCAAATCTACTTCTTCCATTATTGTATACTGTAAATATTCTAGTAGCAAAGTTAGTTGTCCAAGCACTAATAATTTCTGTAGTAGAAGTACCATTTGTAGTAGAGAATCTTGCGTTCCAACCACTACCACTACCTCTGAAGTACATACCTGCAGCCCAAGTAAAGTACTTATTACCATTTGTGAAGTTAATTTGATCAGTTGCAGTAGTACTAATAGTCAAAGGACCTGTTAGGGTTCCACCAGTGATTGGTAGGTTTCCGTTAGCAGTACCATTCAATGTTGCTGTAATAGTACCAGCAGAGAAGTTACCAGATGCATCACGTTTAACACCAGCATTTGCTGTGTTTGCACTATCAAATGTTATTGAACCTTCATGCCATATATTGTTACCATTGACCTGAGCACTATTTGCTCTAAAGTTAATAGTACCTGTACCTACGCTACTAGATCCACTAGTAAATTCAATTCTAGAATCATAATCTACATTGTTACCTGATGTATTAGCATCAATATATGCAATAGATGATGTATCAGTATCTCCTAACCCTAAGTAAGGATTACCACTAGAATCAGATCCAAGAGTTGCTTTAGTTCTAGAATAAGTTGTATTATCAGAAATACCCCAATCAGTTAACTCATAGTATTCTGCAGGAGCAGTAGCAGTACCAATTTTCTTAATTGATTCTGATAAGTTACCAGATATTAGTTCAACAGTAAGAATTGTCCAAGGATTCTCAACCTTTCTTTCAAAGGTTAGTTGAGCATTACCTCCAGTTGGTGTTACTGTACCAGAGATATGTGTAGGAGGAACAGTACCTAAACTATAAGAACCAGTTATAGAGTTTGTTACGTTGTATATGTTATGACCATATACGATTCTATCATTCTTATTTGCTGTTGCGTTTGCTACCCATTCTGTGTTGTACTCAACGTACTGAACTCCAGTTAGATAGTTAGCAGGATCAAGATTGATCTTTCTGCTAATAATTCTTATTGTACCTTCGTTAACATTGTTAGCGGTATATAGATTCCACTGCTTACCAGTTACTCCAGATTGAGTATCAATATTATCTACAACTTGCTGAGTTAAGTTCTTACCTTCAATATAAAGATCATAATGACCACCATTATTATCTTGATAATTTGGATCAGGAACAGTTACTTTAACATGCTCATTAAATGCATGAGATGCTTGTTGATAAGGTAATCTACTATTAGAGAATTTCTCTTCATTAGTGTTAAGAGCACTTTCATGCCAACGTGCATTCTTGTCTTGTAATAGATCAGCGTTTAAGCCAGATCCTTTTCCATGGTTACCATCATGCCATATCTTACGCCAAGATGACCAACTATTACCAGTTGAAGCACCACTTCCAAGGAATGCAAGAGTTGCTGTAATCTGTGCAGGAGTTGTTATCTGTCTTGTATTTTGTGTGCCAAACCATTCATAAGGTAGATCTGCAATAAATGTACCAGAAGCAGTACCATTTTCGTTATATCCCCAACCACCATCTACAAGAGTGATAGAAGATATAGATCCACCAGAAACAACTATGTTTGCCTTTAGACCATAACCTTCACCACCAGTTAGTAGTACGTTATTATATGTTCCATTTTTATAACCAGCACCTGCGTTAGATATAGTTAATGATCCAACATGGTTAGGACCACTATTTCTAATGTAAATATTATTGTTATCTGTCTGTGCTATCTGCCCTAAAGCACCTCCTGAGAAGTCCGTAGAAGACCCTGAGCGACGTGTTGTGATTACACTATGATAGTTACCACCATCAGCAAGGAATTCACCTGTATTATATCCCTGAGTATTACTCTTCCATGATAGAAGCAAACCTGCAGCAAAGTTTTCTGGATTAAAGATAGAAGTTCTTGTATCACCAATATTAAGTAGAGTTGCTGTAGCAGCGTTACCTGTAATATTAATACCATAATCTCCAGATAATCTAAGAGGATCTACAAGACCAGATTGTAAATTAGATGCATTAGTGAAGTAACTTGAATCTCTAGTGTCAAGAGTGTCAGCATCAAGACCAGAACCTTGACCTGTCTTCAATGTAGCACCACCATTAGCAGCAAACTCGAACTGACTCTTCAGTAATCTAACAACACCTAAGTTACCATATGGTTCTGCAGAAACTGTTAAATCATCAACTCTCTTAATATCAATTACAGAGTCACCATAGATCTTAGGTACAGATGCAATAATACCTTTTAAACTTGCAGAAATTGTAGGTGAAGTACCAATTACAGTTGGTATTGGAGTTACCGTAAAGTCAGCAGTATAGTTCTGACCACCATCATTAATAGTAATAAATCTAATAGCACCATCTTTAACAACTGCTGTTGCTGTAGCATCAACACCACCACCACCTGTGAACTCAACTAAAGGAACGTTTGAACCTAATCCTGTACCACCGTCAGTCATATGAACAGCAGTAACTGATCCAGCACTTACAACTGCTACTGCTTTAATGTTGTTTAAAACAGCTGGGTTTTGTGGATCAGTCCAAGTATCTTTGAATACAACTGTAGGAGGTGTTGTATATCCAGTACCACCAGCAGTTATGGTTATACTACTTACTACACCATTAGCAACATTAAATGTACCCTTAAGTCCAGCAGAGGATCCACCACCACCGTACATAAGAACATCAGTATATGTTCCTGTAGTATATCCTTCACCACCATTAACGATTTGAATCTGCTTAATGTAATCACTAGCAGTATTATTTGAACCTAATACAATTGGTGAATCATCTGCAATTCTTTGTGATGCAACTGCAGGAGCAAATAGTGAATCACCTCTTAAGTAAGTTAATGAGTTTGCTGGATAGTTAGAAGATACATTACCAAGACGTGCAACGTTAAGAACACCAGTTGTAATAAATGATGCATCAATAGTAGATGATGTTAACTGAACCCAGTTAGCATTGTTACTTGCTGACGTATTAATAACATCAGTTAAACTAATAGTAATTGCAGTTGGAGTTGTTTTATCATCAACACTATCAGTAGCAACTGCTTTAATTGAATTAAGAATATCAACTTCTAATCTAGATCTAATAACTGATGTAAGAACAGCATTAGATCCTGTTGATGTAGTAATTGTAATTGTACTAGCAGCAGTTGACGGTGCTGTGTAATATCCTTGTCCCTTATTATTGAGAGTTACACCAGTAATCTGTCCACCATTAACAGTAATAGTACCAGTTGCTTGTGTACCACCACCGCCAGGTGCTGAGATTGTAATTGTATCACCAGATTGATATCCAGTACCACCATTATTAATAATAATTTGTTTAATAGTACCAGGTAACCATGATGTTACTTGACCCTGTGATCCAGATGGACTACAAAGAACAATATTACTGTTTGCAAAGGTATGAAGTGCATCAGGAACAAATTCAAGAATTTGACTTTCTAAGTCATTATTCATAATGTAGGATATGGTATTATCCTGTTGAATTGTAATATCACCAGCAAGTGGTCCTTCTTGTGCCAATCTTGCTGCCTGATCTGCAACCGTATAAATGTTAAATGGTCTTAGTGCAGGTAGTTGATCAATATTAATACGACCAGATGAATCTAACTGAACAAGAGCATTAGGTGTTGGAACAGTAGAATATGTACGTCCTAAGTATTGTCCTAACTGGTTAGAAATATAATCCTTAACTGCCTTCTGAGTTGGTAGTAGAGAATCACTAGCACCAGCACCACCTAGTTCTAGAGCATTTAAAGTATTACTTGGATCAAATCCTGTGATAACAACGTTGTTACCCTTAATCTTCAAGAATTCAACTTCAGAAATTGTAACAGTACCACCGAATGTGATGTTACCAGTTCTGTTTTCTACCTTAGCAAAGTATCCAATCTTAAAGTCACCAAGTTCATCAGTACCTGATGCATAAACACGTCCATTATTCTGAGATACCTGTTCATAATCTCCAGTGTTTTCTGAACCTCTAGTACCACCATTTTGAGGTAGTGCATTATAATCATTACCAGATCCAGAGAATTCCCATGTATGAGATGAGGAGTTACATATGGATGGTCTTCTTATATCAATTCTATGATCCTGTAGTTTGTTTTTATTTGTTGGATTAATTGTAAAGAATCCATCATCCCTAACTGCTGTTGAAGGCATAGGAGATGTAGTAGATGGGTTATCAATAATCTCATCAAACAGAGCATTTAATGTGTTCAATGCTGTTTGAACATTAGAACAATCACTATTGGTATACTCATTACCAGTACTTACATCATGTGTAATAGTTGTATCTACATATGGAACTTCATCAGTCCAAGTAGCAACGTAATAATTAGCATTTGATTCAGCAGTAGTTAAAGTAGTTCCTTTTAATTTAAGTTGGTTATTTAATGCTTTCTTACATAAATCTCTTGCTTCATCTAGAACTTCTTTAGTTGCTGCAACGTATCCAGAAATATGTTGAATAGAGTTTGCATTTACATATAACTTAGCAGCATCCCATGTAGCATCGTTAGCATCAAACTTAAGGTCTGTTGCCCATGCTTTAACTATTTCTTCTGTGTCACGAATACACTTAACTCTATCTTGGTCTAAAGGATTAGATGTAGTTTGAAGTGTCTTAAAGTATGCTTCTTCTGCAATATACCTAGCATTATTGTAAATTAGATCATAAGAATCTGTATAGCGGTTAAAGTTACCTCTAACAGACATTGCAAGGTTTGCTTGTATTTCAGCAGTAATTGGTTTAGTTGGAGTTGCAGAAATTGTATTTTCTATGAAATACAATGGGTTCTGACCAGATTGTACAGCAACTTCATATCCACCAGGACTGATAATATAATGCTCAAGTGGTGGTGCTCCAAGACCTGTAACAGTAAACTTAGGCACACCAATATCAGTAAATGTTATGTTACTAATAACACCCTTATCAAAACTATATGCTTCTTCTCTTACACCATTTGCTCTTAATGAGAAAGTACCAAAGTTAGATGCTGAGTTAGTTAGTGATGCATAACCACCAGTTTCAACAACAGCACCATCTTGTGTAAAGATACAGAACACAGACACCAACTGAGTATAACCATCATTCGTTACATTGTATCCAGTACCACCAAATGAGATAATCGTGAATGCAGCAGCAACCATCGACTTACCCTGTGGAGGTAAGTTAGGACGTTTTACGTTAGGAGTAGCACACTTAGCACCATCAATTTCACAACCATTACCACCAAGGAATGAAATTACAGATGAGTTAAAGATATAAGGTGATACTTCAATAATAGGTAAATCATCATATGCATGACCTACAGTGAAGAATTTATTATTACTATCAAGGAAATATGATGATGCATAAGATGTTGCAGGAGGAGTTCTTCCATTAATTCTATCAAGAACAATATTCCATAAAGTATAGATTGCATTACTTACATTATCACATGCCCTATGTCTATTAGCATCATATGTATTTGAAATTGTATTATCTGAGAATACATCTATTGATGTACTAAATGCTGCTAACCCATTAGGATCTGTAAATTCAGTAGATGTTCCTGTATACCTGATATCATTAGCAGTACCTAATACTAAACCAACTGTATCACTAAATCCTAAAGCACGAAGTTGTGAAGATGAATTAGTGTCTAAACTTTGAACATGCCAAGTTCTACCTCTATCCTCAGATGATATAACCATACTTTGATTAGTATCATAACCTACTGCCCAGAATCTATGACCATCATGGAAAGCACCGTAAATATCAAGAGAGTTATATTGAGTAGAACCAACTGAATATGTCTTAGAAGCATGATTCATATTGTCATTCGTTATTGCCGAAGTAACAATACTGTTTAATGTGACTATTGAGTTAATAACATCAGTACATGCTGTAGTTGGACTTTCAGCACCATTCTTGATAATACCATTAACATCAGCAGATAAGAATGTATGAACATAATTACCACCTGCTATCAAAGAATCAGCAACTGCACTGGCAAAAGTATGTGCATAAACACCACCTGTACTTATACCAACAAATAAAGTTACACTATCACTAGTTGAAGCAACTACTGGAATATTTGTATCATATGCCCTATCTCTCTTCTTGCTTACGCCACCACCAGGAGAAGATACAAATGTATGAGCATATCCACCACCTGATAATACCTGTGCTCTCTTAACTGAATTATTTGCTGCACCTGTAAATGTGTGTGCATAACCACCACCACTCTTAACAGCACCAGCAGATGCAGTAACAAATCTATGTTCTGAAGTATCAGATGATGTACCAACATTAATAGTAATAGAAGTAGCATCAGTATCAATAATTGTTACTGGAGAATCGTATGCTGGATCATCTGCAGTAGCACCACCTGTACCACTTGCACGAGGGTATGTCTTAGTAGCAGTAAAGTTATCTAAACCACACTTGAATGAAATTGAATCAGTATCTAATTTAATATTAGTACCAACTTTAAGATCATGCTTACCAATAACTAATTTTAATACACCAGTTGTTGGAGTATATTCAGCATCAGTTACATTATGACTTACAAGTGGAGAAGTACCTACATCAAGATCAAATCCAAGTGTAGTTACGTTTTCTAATTGTACAAACTTTCCAAAAATAGGATCACTAGGACGTGGATACTGCTTAGTTGCAGTATTTCCATCCATAGCACAAGTAAATGATAATGCATTCTCAGCAAGTTTAACATAATCATCAGATGTTAAACCATGTGCACTAGAAAAGGTTAAAGATAATTTACCAGTAGTAAAGTTATATGATGCATCACTAGGAGTTAAACCTTCTACAGATTGGAATGTATGAGGATAGTTACCACCAGAAATAACAGCAGCAGTAGAAGTTCCACCTGACCATGTGTGAGTGTAGTTACCACCTGTTACAACAGCATTAGTACCAGATACAAATGTATGTGTAGAAAGATCAGAAATAGCACCTTGTCCACCATTAACATTAATTGTAATTGTGTCAGATGTTACTGCTAAAATAGGTAGAGGTGTGTCATATGCATAGTCAGCACCACTAGATGTATTAGCACCAGAAGCACGAGGATATGATTTCTGACTTACGTTATCATCAAGTGTACATGTAAACACTAATGACTCGGTAGCTAATTTAATATTTGTTCCCTGTCTTAAACTATGATTACCAATTGTTAATACTAAATCACCAGAGTTAGGGTTGTAAATTGCAGCAGTTACTGTCTTATTAACTATTGGAGATGTTCCAACATTAACTGTAATATCTTGTCCAGATACATTAGTAATTGGAAGTGCAGTTTGATATGCAGGATCACCTTCTCTTGGATAAGTATGGTTGGTAGCATTACCATCCATTGTACAAGTAAAGGTTAACTTATTATCACCAACTCTAATACTTTCACCTTGTACTAAACCATGAGTACCAACTAGAGTCATTACTAAAAGACCAGTTGCTGCATCATAAGTAGCATTGGTTACATCATGATTAACTAAAGGAGTTTGTCCAACATTAACTGTAATTGTATTTGCAGTTGCTGCAGTAATATCTAATGCTGTGTTATATGCTGGATCAGTAGTTCTAGGATATACCTTAGTAGCGGTATTATTATCCATACCACACTTAAACTGCAAGGATTCCTTAGCAATCTTAATAGCAGTACCTTGTGCTAAAGTATGAGGACCAATGTTAAGTTCTAATTCACCAGTTGAAGCATTATATGAACCCGAAGATGCATCAAATCCTACTATAGGTGATTTACCAACATTAACTTCAAATGTATTTGTAGTTACATTAGTTACTTTTAACCACTGATCATTAACTGGATCAGAAGCACGTGGATAATCTTTAGGAGAACTTCCTCCATCCATTGTGCATTGGAATCTAAATGTTCCTGTAGCAAATTTAACCCAATCACCATTCTTTAAACCATGACCATTAATTGTTGTTTGAAATACACCAGTTGCAGGATCATATGTTGCACCTGTTGGAGTGTTTAGAGAATCAACAGTATTTCTTGGATATGCAACTGTCTGAACTCCACCACCAGGATTACAACTAAATGATACTCCCCCAGTAGCAAGTTTTACATTTTCAGATGAATGCTTAAGACCATTATCAACTGCACTAACAAATGTATGGACTGTTGTGTTTGTAGAAGGAACAGTATCTAAAACTTGTACATCAAATGTATCTCTGGTTACATTCCATATGTTCAACCAGCGACCACTCACAGGGTCTGTAGAGCGTGGATAAGCACTGCTACCCCCACCACTATGGGTACAACTAAATGTTATAGATTGATCGTCAAATTTAACATGATCATTTTCATAGAATCCATGATATGGAACTGTCACTGTCATGATACCTGAGTTAGGATCATATGTAGCGTCAGTTACTGTGTGAGATGAAGGTGCTTTAAATCTGTTTTCACCAACAGTAAGAGTCATCAAACCAGTTTCTGGATCGTATGTTCCACCAGTAGGTGAGAATGATGTGTTAAATGCTCTACCAACAAATACACTTATAGTATTATCTGTCTTACCAAATATTTGTAACCATGCATTATTTGCAGGATCTTCTTCTCTTGGATATGAATGAGTAGAATAATTACCATCCATTGAACAAGTAAACTTCAATGAATCAGTATCAATCTTAATATACTCTCCATTTTCAAATCCATGTCCAGTAATAGTTAATTCCACTACACCAGTGTCTGGATCATAAGTTGCATTAGTAGCAGAATGTCTAGTACCCTCTGAGTAATCTAGAGTAATATCTGGTTTTGTATATTGTGTAAGTGCTTTAAATGGTTCTTCGAGAGAAGCAACATAAGTTGCATCATTAACATAATTAACTGTTATTGATACGTTACGAATTACAGATTTTGCTAATACAATAGCAGCGTCTAATGCACCTACTGCTTCTGCTTCTTCTCCATCAACATGAGTTGTACCAACATAATAATTTGCTGCATCCCATACTCTGTTATTACCACCATGTCTTAAGTTAAATGCAATTGCTTCTATAACATCTACAATATCATCAACACACGCCATGTTCCCTGTAGGAACTGTATGACTAGAACCACCATTATTCAAGTAATTAAATAAACCTTGTGCAGCAAGTAATTTCTTGTTTGCTAATAATAAATCAGCAGCATCTTGGTTACGATCAGATGTAACTTCATTAGTTAAAGTATTAGTTTCCCATGTTGTACCACCATCATCAGATAATAAAACATATCCATCATTTCCATGGACAATCATTCTACCTTCAGACCATGTTATTGATCCTAAAATAGAACTTGTACCAGATTCTAATGCAGTCCAAGTAACACCTGAATCTGTAGATTTTAATATAGTACCAGAACCACCTACAGCAATAAATGAATCATAATCATCGTTGTATATTATATCTCTAATATTAGTAGTTGTACCACTAGTTTGTGTAACCCATGTATTACCATTTTGTGATGTTAAAATCTTACCATTAAGACCAACAACAACATAAGTTATTCCATCATAAGCAACTGCCCTAAGTGCTTCAGTAGTTCCTGATGTTTTTGAATACCAAGTTCCTGTAGGATCATTACTTATAAGAATCTTACCATTACCACCAACAGCAATATATTCTGGTACGCCTCTTTCACCAACTGCCCATTTATTGAATAGAACATCATTTATATTCTCTGTAGTTCCAGATGTTTGTGCAGTCCAAGTTGCTCCATCAGCAGACGTGTGGATCATTCCACCATTACCTACTGCTATAAATCTTTCGTTATCCCAAATAACAGATTTATATGAATTAGTATGACTTGCTACACGAGTAATAGCAGCTTCAGTTGAACTATCAACATATTCAAGTTGATTTCTCATTGCCTGTATAGACAGGTCTCTTGCTTGTGCAAATGTATATGTACTTTCTTTTAATGATCCAACTAAATGATCTAATACACCACCTGTATAATAGTATTCAGCTGCTTCTTTAGTTGCTGCATTACCACCCCATGTAAGGTCATAGTTAACAGCATCTACAATATAACCAATATCATTAATACATTTTGCTTCATCAGCACACATTAATGCTGGATATTCTTTCTTTGCTCTCTTTAATGCTTGATCTGCAATACCTGCTTTATTTCTATCAATTAAATCAGTAGCATCAAGATATCTGTTAGGATTCTTTGTAGACGTTACAAACTTACGAGGAGAGTTGTCTAGAGAGAATGTAACATAATGATCATCAGAAGTTACAGTAACAGCGAAGTTAGTAACACCATATTCTCCATTAGGAGCACCTATTGCTGCAAGATCTGTTGGATTATCTTTATATACTACAAATTGAGTACTGAATCCATCAGTAGTTTCAATTCTATGAGAAACATATTGACGACCATTAAACCTATTAAGATCAGCATATAGTCCAGCATCTGGAAAATTAGCAAATCTAACATATTGACCTACTTCAAAGTCATGATAAACACCTTGTCCAGTTACAGTTACTATTAAACCATTTGGATATAATAATGGATCATATTTAACTTTAGATACACTATAAGAAGTATGTGTGGTTTGATGTTTAACAACCTGTCCATCAGGAGTTAACTGTTCACCACTAGAAACTGATAAGTTATAGTTTACTACTGGATCATTTGCATCGTAAGTATATACAGAACCAGTTGATTCAATCAAACCAGTAATATTTTGTATAACAACATATCCAGATTGATCTGTACCAGTATCAAATACAACTTCTGAAATTGTACCAGTACCACCAGTAACTGATGTTAATACGATACCAGGAACTAATAATACTCCACCACCATTAGAGTTGAATGTTAATTTCCATTCTTGGGCAGCAGATATTTTATGACCTAAGTTAAATGTTCTACCGTATTGACCACCTAAAGATTTTGGATAATAGAATCTCTGTTTATCATCAAATACATATGCATAACTCCAAGTTTTAATTGGAAGATTATCAGAATCTACCTGATCTCTGAAAGTAATACCTGTAACATAGTTCTCATCAGATGCCTTGAACATATGTTTGCCAGGGTTGGCAGGTCTGATGATTGTCAAACGAATGTTATCACCAACAACAGAACATAAATCTGGTAGAGAAATTGGGTTATCTTCTAGATAGTCACCACCTGCAACAATAATTGTTTCTTTATCAGGAGTTGAAGCAGCAAGTTGTGTTGCTTTTTTAATTGTTCTAACTGGTTTAGTAGCAGAACGACCATCAAATGTATCAGAACCTATCTGTGCTGAAACGTAAATA